TAATTAATTTGACGATATTGATCTGGATCTTTTTGAACTTGCCAATACTGATATGTAACTAAAGTTGGACCAGAATCTCCAAAAATACTTGTTCTTTCAGTTTCTCCCGTTTGCACCCACTTTAAATTACTTAAACAATTATCTGTAATTCTGATATCATAAGCCTGTTTTACTGGAGTAATTGCATTATTGATGTCGTCAATTAGTCCTGGAACATTTTTATCCATTTCCACAATTAACTTGTCATAACCATCAACGGTTATATCTGTTAATAAGAGAATATCATTAATAGCTTCTCTTTGTGTTATTTTTTGTTCTTTATCATCTTTCAATGAATCTATGATATTTTGAGAGGTATTAGTTCCTCTGGTCAGTCCTAAAGATGATTTTATAAGAGTCGAAGCCTCAGGAGTTGCATTTGCTTGACTCGTAGTTCCTATTCCTATAGTCATTCTTCTTTATACTCAACTTCAAGTTTTTTCACATCAATTCTTTCAGCGTAAATGGTATAACTACAATCAATTGATCCTCCAGTATTGTTTACAAGATTAATTTTTCTTCCCCACTCTATATTTTTTACATATAGTTCTTGATAAAATGTATGTGGAGTAAGATTTACCGTTATTGTTTCGGGATCAATTAAATTATTCCAATAATCTGGCAATTCTATCACATTATGATTAATTAATCTACCCCTATAATAAACACCTATTTCTGGTCCCTCTAAACAGGAATGTTTAAGTCTCATTCCTTCCTTGTTGGGGTGCGGAATATCAAATAATTTAAAAGGTGCTGCAACAGCAGCAAATTGGCCAAATGCAGCTTCAATTCTAGGGGTCAATATTTTTGTTGCTGTTAGAGTTTTATCGACAATTACAGTTGTAAATGTATTGATCTTTGTTCCCTGATTCATTCCATTTTTAATATTAATGGAATTACTTAAACTTAGAGCATTTCTAAGAGTTACTCCTGTTTTAGAAGTTAATCCCGTAACATTTGATACCGCAACTCTGTTAATTACACCAGCTACGTTTGTTATTCCAGTAATCTGCAACGTTATTGGATGAAGTCCTGGTCCAATCATACAATTGGCTATGGGTAGGGCAGGACCACCAGCGCCAATCCATACCGGTCCATTTAAGATAGAAGATCCAGGTATTGCCGGAGTTGCAGGTAAGAATGAGTAATCGAGAGAACCAACAACTAATTTGTCTCCAATATATTTTACGGGTTCTGCAGGCATATGTTATCTCCTATTATTCATCTAACCACTTTTGAAATTTTTTAACGATTCCCAATAATTGACTTAAAATCGAAGATTGGGACTCTTCAACGCCAGAAGTTTGACTATTCTGCATATTTCCAGTCGTATCTGTAGCTTGAGCACCGACCGAAGCACTATTCGTCATTACAGTATTGGATATTCCACCTTTTAGATTTTGTACAGGAGCATTAACAGCAAAATGTTTTCCAGAAACTACTGTTACCTCTCCAGCTCCATCTAATGCAACAACTCTAATATTTTTTCCTCTTAATATTATATCACCATCCATTGCTTCAATTACAATATCACCCTTTTTAACTCTTATAACTTTTCCTGGAACTCCATCCGTGCCTTCTATTCCAGAAATGTCATAAGATGTTTTATTTGCTATTTGTGTATGTTCTCCATCTGTAGTAAATTGAAAACCTTGTCCATTATCAGTAAAAACTGCATAGTCTGTAGTTTTTCCAGTCACATCTTGAATTGTGCCAGATTTTACTACAAACCCTGGTTTTTTTTCGTAATACTCTTTTGGTTGATCGGCCATGGTTTACACACAATCTACTACATTTACAATCGAAGTTATTCCAACACTCAAATCGGGATTGTCTACAATAAATTGTGGAACAAACTGTAGAACTGGATAAATGACAGCTCCTTGACCCGTCTTTGTATTTATGCTGACAGTGGGGATTGTCTTAAAAGTTTGTTTGCAGGTTTCATTTGATTTAAAATCAATAATGGATCCATTGGAAGTAAGAATTGGTTGATAGAAACAATCTCCAACCTGTATTGTATCCCCAGAAGTATATCCAAGTCCAGGTCTTTCTATAACTAGATTAGTATTAATTCCTACCACACTACTGGATAATCTATTATCACCCACATCTAGACATGGAGTTGTAGTTATAGATTCGGTTCCAGTTGTAGATTCGGTTCCAGTTGGCGAAGTTTCTTCTGTTAGGTTGGTTTGACAATACCCTTGACCAGAATTAACAATATAAATGGATTCGATTTTTCCGTTTACGATTTTAGTTCTTGCCTGAGCTCCCTTGCCGTAGTTGGAGTTATCTACAATTTTGATTTCTGGTGGATATGTGTACCCTTTACCTGGATCGCATAATAAAAATGTCACAACCGACCCATCAACTTCAGATATAACTGCTTTCGCTCTTGCGCCAACACCATCTCCATATATGTTAACTTCTGGTGGAATACATTTATAAAATTTTACGCCTATTGGCATTGGGGAAAGATCTTCTTGTGTTTGTGGATTTACAATTTTTTTCCTACAATCTTTAAATGGAGTATCGGAAGATCCAAATGCAGATAAGTATCCTAAAGCTAAATCTGGAGTTCCTAATCCATTTAAAATATCCATATTTGACAGAACACCTTTCCAACTATCTAATGATGGGAAAGATGCTCCCGCAAGAGGATCCCAAGAACTTGTAGTCTTACAAGCTAATGAATCACAACTCAGAAAACTTAAAATCTGAGAGATCATATTTAATCCACCAGTTAAAGTTGAGGCAATAGAACTAATTCCATTAGCTAACCAATCTAGTCCTGATAAAATGGTCGATAAAGCACCATCTATCATATCAGCAAGTTTGTTTACTAATGCACCAGTAATTTCTTCAACTGCACATCTGGGTATATTTGGACTTTTGCCTATGATTCCATTCAATAGTCCCATGATAAAGTCAAGTAGAGGCCCAAATAACTTTTCAAAAAGACAGAAAATAATGTTTAAGATATTTTTTGCAGCTTCAGAAATTGGCAATTGTAGTGGAGATGGAATTGTAATACCAAGAAGTTTAAACAACTTACCAATTAATTTGAATACATTATCTCTCATCCCATTAATCACGAATTTCATAATTGATGCAACAAGTCTAGCAACAGATCTAATCATTTGTTGCACATCTACAACAACATTTCTGACTGGATCTATGAATCCTAAAGCAGTTTTTTCAAGACCATTAATCGTTTGAATGAATGTTTGTAGGGAAGTAGTAATTTGAGATAAAATATTATTTCCACATCCATTTTCTCCAGGAACTGGACCAAGATCCTTTACAGTTTTTAAGAAACTAGCTTCAGCTTGATCTCCATAAAATAGTTGATCCTTTGGTACATTTGGTAATCCATAATTTGCACCAGCTTTATCACTTGTATCCGAAGTAAGTGGACTGAACCCCGCACTTAAATCCAAGCTGCCAAGAGCATCCGTGCCAAATTGTGCATTTGAAAACATTTCAAATTGAGATCCATCCCCAATATTCTCATCTATTTGTTTAGATACCCCATCCTCTTGCGCTTTGTTTCTGGTTGCTTGTGGACCTGATGCAAAAGGGCCTTTACTTCCCGTAAATGGTTCAAATGGTTCTGGTTTATCTATATTTTCTACAACTGGACTTCTATGAAAACATCCCATTACAACAGGTTGTTGAGCTTCCTCTCCATCCAAAAAGAATCCAACTACAGACTCTCCACCAACAAGTAATGGTAATTTACCGAATCCTCCTTGAGCCGGAGCTCCGTCAGATGCACTTGTTAGGACGTGGGCCCAAGGCAGATCTTCATCTTTTAATTCGTTTCTACTAAAACTATGATAACCAATAATTCTTACTTTACATCTATATCCCCACGCTTCTTTATCATTATCAATACGTGTTTTTTCATTACGCCAATGTTTGGGGTCGGCAACTTGACCGACCCACCAAATGAATCCGTCTCTACCTAAAAAATTAGATTTTATAAAAGATTCATCAATCATCAGTCTTCGTAAATTTTACATTCTGCTGCATCAGGATGTGCATCACAATAAAGTTCCAACGGTGTTGGATCATGATCATCTTCCGGATGATTTGCTTTATATGCCTCTAAAGCTTCAAGTTCTTCCTGGGTATGTCTTCTTGCCTGAGGAGAGGTTACAGGATTATCAAGAATTTCTCTATCTTTTGCAATGTGTTCGTCGATGTTGTTCATTGTTTTGCTCCATATAATCCGTAGGAGTCTCTGATTAGTTTCAATGAAGAAATCATTTGTCCCCCTTCAAAGTGATGTCTTACTTCTTTAATTAAGTAATTTCCACTTTGTTCTGGGTCAACTTCACCAGACTTTGATGCATCAACTTGTTGAAATTGTGCATAAAGTATGTTTCCTACTTTCAAATTTATATTCATTGGTACTATGATATTTAGTGCTTGTGTAAACAGTAAATTATAACGAGAGAATGATTTAGCCATATCAGTATTATCTCTACCAGAATCTTCCGCATTTCCTTCCGATTCCAACATTCCAATATCTGAAGATCTAAAAAGAATTCTTGATGGTTTGTCCTCAAAATCTTTTGGAACTGGGAATTTAGATCCACCAAGTTTTGACTTAACTTGATCTTTTATGAAATAATCAATTCTATCAATCTTATTTTTATAAAGATCATAAAAATATGTAACATTTGCGTACATGCCAACTCTTAACGATTTCATTAAATCTGTATTTTTTTCAAAATTATAATTGATTATATTAAAATTGTTGTTGGCATCATTAGCTGTACTTGTTCCTGGATTATATTTGTATCTTGGAATAGATTCCTTTGATGTACTTCCACTCTGAGATTGTGTGGCGGAAACTAGTGTGTCAATACTTCTAAAGTGAAATCCATCTTTATTTTCATAGAAAACAAATCCCGCAACTCCTTTTGCAGTATTTCCACTATTTCCAGAGGAAGATGTTGAGGGAACTCCTTTAGGGCCCAACCAAGTCAAAATATGAAATGGCTTTTTAAGGGTTCCAATAAAACTATAAGAATTTGAAGTTCTCTCTATGTTCTGAGACTTATACTTTTTAGTTTTTAAAACATCCTTAAGTATTGCTTCTACGTGTTCATTGATTGGTTTTTTCTCATACTTTTTTTGAACTCTTGCAGTTTCATTTGTAAGACCTTCTCTGGAACATAAATGAAGTGTAAAATATTCTTTTTGGCCATCCGATACTATTCCACTTACTTTATAAACATACATTGCATAATTGCCATTGAGTTTGAAGTTGCCACTCGCAGTTTCCACATCAACTTCTACCATTTCTCCACCACGAATTGGCAATCCATTGTAAATTGAATATGACGAGGCAACTTGAATTGTCATCATCACACATGGCGATAAGATATCTTCAAAATAATCACAAAAAATGATGGAGTTTGTTAAATCAATCTTTCTATTACTATCAGAAGATTTAATCTCAACAGAATTATATTTTAAAGTCGTTACTGCATTTGACATATTATGTTCCCGATAAATTAGTCAATAATATAGACTTAAAGAAACTATTTAACACTTGTCCTTCTGGAACTGGAGGCATGATTGTTGCGCTACCCCCTCCTCCGCCACCAGAGGAAACTACCATCGGTCTTTGTTGAGATCCGCCAGGTCCTCCCATCATCATCGGAATGATTGTTAGACTTGACTGAGGTAAATTGTAGTCTGGGTATTGTTGTAATTGTTGAGGCACCACTGGTTGTTGTGACATTGCCATAACTTGTGACTCTGCATTTTTTGCTCTGATTGATGCAATCATTACAGATCTTTCAAGATCTTCTCCGGATAGTCCAGATTCTTTACCTTGCATTCTTGCATCTTGTGCTGCCTTAAATACCGCAGGATTTGATGCACCTGTTTTAGTAGGATCTAACATTCCTCTAAGTTGATCCGTTGACATCTTAGAAAGATCTTGTGATGGTTTTGTTGCTGCGGTTGGTTGTGTATACTTGGGTATCATTTTGTTTTGACGAGTTATATCTGCAGTATTTGAACTCATCATTGACTGTTTTTCCAAGTCATTTTTGGATTCTTGTTTTTGTCCTTGAACAATTGGTACTCCGGATTTACTTTGTCTTAAAATAGGTAATGGATCAATATAGTTACCACGAGTATCTTTACGCATATAATGTAAATGCGTATTGTTTCCATCAGGTGCAACTTTTGCTATTTTTTGTCCCGCTTTAACTTTATCTCCAACTTTTACATTTGGAAGTGTGTGTCCATAGAGACCTTGTTGACCATTATCATAACGAATGACTACAGCACCTCCAACATCGCCATATCCACTTGAATATGCTTGTAAAACTGTTCCAGATCTAGATGTGACTACTGGAGTATTTGGATCTACTCCAATGTCTTGAGCACTATGTCTTCTTGCACCACCATCCCTAGAAGCATTAAACAGTCCAGCACCCATAGTAAATGTGGGTCTCCCACCAACTAATGGAAATACTTCATCACCGACTCCTGTTGGAGCTCCTGGAGTAAATTCTTCAGCACCTTCTGGTCTATAATCTATTTTATCTTCTTTAGTTTCTCCTTCTTCCCACTCAGAAATTTCTGGAGTTTCTGAAGTTAAATTCTGAATAGATCTTTGAAATTGAGTTACAACACCATCAAATTTATCCAGTACTTGTGGAAATGTTATTGCGGTAAGAGATGCAGCAGCAGAAGCTTTTTGTTGGGCTTCTTGTTCTTTAAGTCTTCTTTCCGTTTTTTCTTTTACACTTTCTCCACCAGTTATAGCTTCATGAGCCCGATCCCCAAGATATCCGCCTAACATTCCTCCGGCCATACTACCGAGAACAAATCCCAAACCAGGAATTGGAACCAATGCTTGTCCGATTGCACCGCCAATTAGACTACCAGCAAGATTGCCACCGGCCCCAGCCGCAGCTTTACCCACACTTTCTCCTTCACTGAGGCCTTGAGCAAAATCTAATCCAGCAAGAGCAACATTTGCAATACCAAGAGCTTTAACTCCACCCAATCGAACCATTTTACCCTTTTGTAACGCTTTTCCAGCATTAGGATTTTGTCTTCCTCTTTTAAAAAAGTTACCAACTAATCCAGCAACATCTAAAGAACCACTTGCCAAACTAGATAACAAACTTCCTGCTGATCCAAAGGTTGAAGTAACATTAATATTAGATAACTTTTTAACTTGTTTTTGATCTGGAAGTTTTATTGCTTCTATATTTTTAACTTCCACATTCATAAATTTCAAAAATTCATTATATGAAGTTTGAGTAGATCTCATTGCAGATTTGGATCTATTAATACTTACAATATTATTGAAAGCTTCTAGAAGTGGAGATTTTAATAGTTCTTCTTTTTTAGATACCGCCATGATATTATCCGTCTACAATGTTATAAACCAGTTTAGAATATAATGTAAGAAAATTATCATTATTCGATGATGATAAAAATGGTACGGTAACACCACCTTTTATCATTTGCGCTGGTGGTATTGTTTTTCCAGTTGGTCCGGCAGATTGTGTTTGTGGACTTGCCATGTTCATTGGAGCCACATTAATCTGTGGTGTTTGTTGAACAGGAGGTCTTGAAACAGTTTGTGCAACTTGTTGTTGAGTTGCGGCTGGTGTAGGTGCAGGGACCACAATTGGTTTTGTTGACGCAACTGAGGCAGTTCCAGTAGGTTGACTTCCAAGTTTACCTATTGGTCCGGTAAAATTATAAAAAATATTTCCTCCAGCTCTAACTTGAACATCCGAATCTTTTTGTTTTTTCCCACCATAAAAATTCAAAGCACCCTTTACATTTTGTCTAGACATCTCCAAATATTTTGGATCATTTAATACTGTTGCAGCAACGTTAGCTGATCCACCACCAAACAATTTTTGGAGTTTGTTCAACCCGTCTGGTTCAGAAGCGATTTGTTGTAAAGCTTGAAATTTTTCTTGAGGAGTATTTCCAGGTAATTTTGCAGCAATAGGTCCATATTTCCTAGCTGCAGCTGGATCTGCACTTTTTCCAAAAATAGCTGCAGATATTGGAGAAAACTGATCGTAACGGGACAGAACACCTGCTAGTCCTTTACCATACTTACCAGAAGCTGAACGATTTAACATTACTTGCATAGCGTCAGCAGCATTCTCCGGAGAAGATGCTTCCATAGTTGCAACAAATGCTGCTAACTTTTCATCTCCTGGTGCAGAACTTACTGCAGAGATTTCATCCGGACTATCCCCAGGAGGTTTCTTATCATCTTTCGGAGGTGGAGCTGTTGAAGGAGCCATTTTAGCTGCTTGAGTTTTTGGTTTTCTAGTACCAAGAGAATCTATTGCTTTAGAAAATCTATCCAAAATTCCACTAAATCTATCCAATAAAGAAGTTGGTATAGTGCCTTCAGACATCGGTGCTGCTTGAACATCTCCACCAACATCTAACATTCCACTTACAACTTGAGAACCAAGACCACCAGTAAGAGCAGCACCACCTAACATCATACCAGGCCTGCGTCTCATCATTCTCATTAATCCCGATGGAGCACTCCTTCTTAATCCTCCACCAGGAACATCAATATCCAAGTTCAATCCACCAGGGCCACCTGTTGCTTTTGGTAGGTTTGAAAGTTGTTTTACTATTTTTATAATTGTTTGACGAATTACTTTTGCAACATTGAAAGTTTCAGTGAATATATTTTGTAAAGCTTTTAAATTATCACCAAGAGTTCTTACATTTTTCCTATTACCCAAAAATTGAATATAACCAATAGCTTGTTTATATGCGTTTAAAAAGTTTTGTAAAATTGAATTTGGGCCAGTTGCATCAACCTTATCCAGTCTTTCTTTATAATTTCCTTCTAGTTGACCAATTGCTTTATTAACTACTTGTACTACATTCTGATTTATTGATTGTACTCTGTTTTCTACGTTGTTTAGAATACTTGTAGATAACGTTTGAATAATACCTTGAAGATCTGGTGGTCTTGCAGCAACTCCAGCAGCACCTCGCTGGAATCCAACAATTTTATTTGCAGCAGAAGCAACGACACCTTCTCCAAGAGGAACTCCACCAGTAATAAAATTCTGAGCAGCTTCAGCCGTAGTAACTCTTTCTCTTACAATAGTGCCTGGGTTAAGTACGGAACTAATTGCCACGGTTTGCTGCCTGTTGTGCCTTTAAGTTTTCTTCTTCAATATGAATTTTCAACAGGGTAAGATAGATATCTCTTTCCCAAGGCATCATGTTTTCAATCTCTGTCAAAGAGTATTTATGGAACTGCATGAGAGCGAAGTTGATGCGGAAATATGACTCAAGATCAATATGAGCCATAATTAGCCGAAAAAACTTGTTAGGCCCTCCAACGTTACCGTATTCTCTTCTTTTGTATTTGGATTAACTACCGTAAATGTATGAGAAAGTTTGGGCATCGTTTCAAAGAATTTTTCAATCTTTTTGAATTGATCAGCATTCATACTTTCGATAAACTCAATCAATTCCTTTTTAGTTACGTCTGAAGCAGCCCAAGCTTCTTCAGTAGTAAAAATTGATTCAATACAAGAAGAGATAATATCAAACGATTTTTCAATTGTTGATACAGACTCTTGAGTGGTAAAATCAAAATTATTTTTGATGAATTGGTCCAAAGATGGATACTTCATTTTAATAACAATTTGATCATCAAGTTTAATTTCTGTGGAGTGATCTGGATTTTTATGGACCTTTATTTCGTCAACATAAACTTTGACAGGAACTTCAGTTTCGCCATCATCAGAACAAGTTACTACCAAATCAATAGATTCTCCTACCGATTTTCCACGAACGTTTAAGAAGATATATTCAATATCAAAAGAAGGCAAATCTTCTACCTTAATTCCTTTTGTGAGAATACAATCTTTCAAAACAGATTTGATTGCAAGAGTAATTTGTTTTACATCTTGACTTTCTAAAGCCAAGATTAGAACTTTTTCTTCTTTAACTAAAAATGGTCTATACTTTATAGTTTTTCCTGTGGATGGCAACTCAAGTTCATAAGTTGGAGTCGCAATTTTTGGTAATGGCATATTAATGATGTAATCAGTTAAATTTATTTAGAGTGGTTTTAAGGATGGGGAAACATCAATCCCAGAGTTAACTCCAAATGTTGGATTTGCAAAAGCATTATTTGTATTTTTTCCAGCCCAAGAAACAGTTGGATTTGCATAACCTATGGTATCACCATTTTCAGTTGTATTTGTATCCCGATAATCATTTTGACCTGTAGCAAAATGATTTAATATTACATAACGATCATAATTAAAACTTACCGTAGTTTTTGTAATTGTGCTACCTTCGTAAGTTACTGGTAATGCTGTTAAATTTGTTGGAAATGCATTAATGAATTTATAAGTCAACATCGAAGGAGTTCTTTCTACATTTCTAGTGTTTGGATCGATATAAAAGTCTCGTTCAAATTTTGTAATTGATACGTCTCTCTTGTATGTGTTTGGATACCTAAACCTAAAAAATTGATCGCCGTTCAGTTGGCCTATACCACCTCTAGGATTTCCAGATTTCAATCTACCTTTAGTGTTGTACAATGGATTAATAAAGTTAATCCACTCTTCAAATAGACGAATAATTCCATATTCAGCATCCACATAAAATGTCATTGTAATTTCGGGAAAATCCCTTCTAATTGGGAATCTCTCTACTATACCTTGTCTACTTCCTGTTTCTTCTGCCATTGACATAGAAACTCCTGGAAGAGAAGTTTCATTGCACATAAATTCATAACGAAGAGAACTTAAGAATGATCCACTATTACGTAGACTTCCTCCCAAAACCCCACATGTAATTAGCCAAGCATTGATATCTGAATCAGCAGCTTTTTTTGCATCTATATGTGTGTCACCAAGATACAAAGTAACTTTGAATTGACTCGTTACAGATAGCTCACCAAACAATTCCTGTACACTAGGCAGAGAACTGCGATTATCATTGCTATTTCTAGGCAGAGTCATCCTCGCGTAGATTGGATCTACTCTATATTCATTTGTAGGATAATCCGGCCTGAATGGTTCAGCCATCTATAAATATTACTTAAGGATCTATAGTATGTATATGAGTTATAAGGGAAAATACCGACCAGAGAATCCTAGAAAATATAAAGGCGACCCCACAAATATTGTCTATCGTTCTTTGTGGGAGAGAAAATTTATGCGTTATTGTGATTTAAACGAAAACGTAAACCAATGGCAATCTGAAGAATTTTGGATTCCTTATAAATCGCCGTTAGATGGAAAAGTGCATAGATATTTTCCAGATTTTTTTGTGAAATACAAGGATAAAAACGGAAATACACGAACAGTTGTTATCGAAATAAAACCCAAAAAAGAATTAGAAATGCCAGAACAAAATCCCAAAAGACGAACAAAGGCTTGGGCTTATAAGGTTCAGACTTGGGTAAAAAATCAAGCAAAGTGGAAAGCAGCAAAAGAGTTTTGTGAGGATCGTAATTATGAATTCCGAATCATGACTGAGGAGGATTTGGGAATATGAGTTGGAGAGATGAACCATATCTTGATGGAAAGGGATTTGGATATGATTTACTTAAACAAGTAAAGGGAAAAAATAAGAGTGGTGACTGGTTTTCTGGTCAACTTAGACAATATTTGGGGGAACTTGATCAGGATGATATTAATCTTGAAGACACTGGTGGTATTGAAGTCGGAAGAATGTATTTCTTCATTTATGGTGCAAATACTCCCAAATTATCATTTTTTGATAGACAACCACTAGCATATATTACAGAAATTAATTATAATCAAAATTATTTCATAGGAATTAATCTCCATTATGTTGGAAGACAATATCGTGAAGGGATTGCAAAAGGCCTAATAAATAAGTCAGATACCGTAGGTGTACCTCGTAATACTATTCATCGTTACTTTTTTTCTGGAGTTGCTGGAGGATTTTTAAGAGTTCCAGAAAAAGATTGGCCCTCCGTTGCGTTATTACCCACCGAAAAATTTGTTGATATGAGAGGTCAACCTTTTCCGAATCACAAAGCCTGGAGCAAATCTTAAGTGGCGTACCAAAACGTTAAAACCCCATTAGTTACTCAGAATGGCGTACCGTATAACTTACAGTACGATTTGAGTAACGGCAATGTACAAATCATTCAACAAAATGCACCTCCAGGAACAACTCCGGTTTACCAAGACGGCAAATGGAATGCCTCAGCTTCAACTCTAGGATTTTCTGATGCTGAAAAAAGTCAACTTCACCAACAAGTAATCTCAGCAGTTCAAGCAGCATATAATAGTGTTGGTGGAGTAAGCTCTGGATCAAAACTTCCGCAGTGGGCTGCAAAAAGTTTTTCGACAGGAACTCCAGGTCAAACCTCAGTTAATCCACAAAATTCAGTAAGTGGGACTCAAGGTGGAGGCGGAATTGGAAATAATTTTGGAACACTAACCTCGACTTTATTAAATCCTGCAGAAGCTTTTAAGAATATTGCTGTAAATGGAGGAAGTTTTGGAGTTGGAAATGAGAAAAATCTTTTTGGAAAAACTATGAAATATCCTGAGGACTTAATGACCTCCCAACAGGATCATCTTAGTATCACAATGTATTCTTATAAACCACCCAATCAGCAATCTCTTTTTGGCGGACAAACAAGTGGATTTTCAATTGTCGCTGATGGACTGCAAAGAAATACTACTTTGGAATCAAAAATAGGAACAGTTATTTTACCAATGCCTCAAAGTGTATCAGATAACAATGCAGTGAGTTGGGGTGACGACACAATGAGTAATCTTGCTGCGGGAGTAACCGCAGATACTGTAGGAAGACTTGCTGCTAAAGGGGGAGCTGCGGCTGTTGCCGGATTGGTTGGTGGTGCTTTAGGAATGAACATGAAAGAAACTGCCAGTATGTTTTTGCAAGGCGAGAATTTTTTCAATTTAGTATCTAAAGGCAAAATCAGTCAGGAATTAGCTTCCTTAGCGACTTCTGATATAACTTCAAAATTAGTAAAAGCCCAAGGATACGGAGTTGAATCCGAGTCTATTCTTGCAAGAGGTTCTGGTGTTGTTCCTAATTCAAATCTTGAGTTGTTATTCAATTCTCCAGTATTAAGAGCATTTTCTTTCTCATATAGAGTATCTCCAAGAAGTGCTGAAGAAGCTGCAATGGTAAGAAGAATTATTAGATTTTTTAAACAGGGAATGGCGGCTAAAAAGAAAACAGGTCAATCTGGACAAGCATCGTTCTTTTTAGGAACTCCAAATGTTTTTAAATTGGAATACAGAACTGGAACCAGAGGTATTGATGGTGTAAATAAATTTAAAACTTGTGCATTGACTGATTTTAGTTGTAACTATACTCCCGAAGGAATATGGGCAGCATATGATTCTGGTCAACCAGTTTCAACAGTTTTTAGTATGACTTTTAAAGAATTAGAACCAATTTACGATACCGACTATCAATCTAATAATATTTTTAATGGATTGGGTAGTGAGTTATCCTCAATAAATGCAAATTCAGTGGGGTATTAAAAATGGGATATTTTAAAGAACTACCAGATTTACAAATACTGAATAGAACAAAAAATTTAGTTTCAAATGATGAAACTTTGGTTATTAAAAACTTTTTTAAAAGAGCTAAACTTAGGGAAGATATTAGTTCTGTAGTATCTGCTTTTGAATATTATATAATTACAGAAAATGAAAGACCAGAACAAATTGCAGAAAAAATTTATGGAGATCCAGAATTAGATTGGGTAATATTAACAACTAATAATATTATTAATTTGCAAGATCAATGGCCGTTAAACTTGAATAGTTTTAACAAATATATGTTGGATAAGTATGGATCGGAAGATGCTTTTGATGACATACATCATTATGAAACGATTTCAATTCTTGATTCATTTGGAAGAGAAGTTTTTCCCGGCGGACTCATAGTTGACGAGGCATTTTACAATTCTCCAGAATATGAAACAATCACGGAAATTCCTCCGGGAATAACTTTACCACCAATTTATATTCCAGGCACCCAGGCTGTTTTGTCACCGGTAATTGGTGCAGAAAATTCAATAACATCTATTCAAATTACAAATCCTGGATTTGGATATAAAAAAATTCCTACTGTCAACATATCTCCTCCTCCAGTTACTGTCAATGCTTCTGCATCATGTACAATTTCTAATTTCAGGGTATCTGGAATTACGACTCTAAGTGGTGGACAAGGATATAATTTTTCTCCAGAAATAGTTTTTTCAGATCCTACTCCACCGATTCAAGCAACAGCAAGTTGTGAATTGGGTAGTGGAATTAATATTGATAAAGTTACTACCATAACTAATTTGGTTGGAGGAATTGGTTATGGATTAACTGCTCCAGGAGTGACTTTTTCATATTCTCCTAGAGTTGTCTTTGGTGTTTATAATAATCAATCAAGCGGTCCGGTCGGAAGTGATGTCGAAGGATTTTATCTTAAATCTGATGGAATTTCTTTATATACAGCGAGTTTTACTGGTGCAAATCAAATTAAACAGTACACTTTAAGTGAAAGTTGGAAAGTATCTACAGTTTCTTTAACTTATCAATTAGACGTAAGTGCTGATTTTACTTATACGACTGGGGTTGAATTTAAACCCGATGGAACAGTGATGTATGTCACTGGAGGACAATCATCTAACTATAAAATAGTTACATATGAATTATCCACAGCATGGAATCTTTCTACTGCAACAAAATTGAATGAAATTGCAATTAGTTCTCCTGGTGGAATAAGATTTAAACCAGATGGAACTTCTGTATTCATTTTAGATTTTATAAATCCTGATGTCATTAGAGAATATTCTCTTGCGACTCCATGGAGTCTTCTTTCCCGAAGTGGATCCGCAATTCGTACTTTAAATATTACCACACTTTCTGGTGATAATGATATTTTGGGGTTCACCTTCAATTCCGATGGGACAAAACTATTCGCTACAAGTGAAGGTACTGCAAGCATATATGAATTTAATATGGATTCTTGGCAGATAAACACTGCAGTTTTAGCGTATACCTTCTTTGTTGGCGATAGACTTCAATCTCCATCAGATATATTCATACGGTCAGATAGAGAAAAATTCATTACGGCCGGTGGACCATCAGATAAGTTATTTGAGTACAACTTAACATCCACCGCAAAAGCAATAACCCAAGTTACAAATGGATCTGTAACCAGTATTGTCATCACTCAACCGGGAATTGGTTATACCGTAACTCCGACAGTGACAATAAATTCTCCATATCCATCAGTGAGAGCTACTGCAACAGCAAATATTACTAGTGGTATAATCACAAGCATTACAATAACAAATCCTGGATTTGGTTATACGTCTGCTCCTACTTTAAATATTGCAGCTGCACCAGTATCAAGACCGGCAGTAATAGCTGTAGAGCTTTCAAATACAGGAATTTCTACTTTTATCATATATGACGGTGGATTGAATTATGTTAACGGACCAGTAATTACTTTAGATGCACCAGATGAAGTATTAAATGTTGAAGTTAATGAAAGTTATTCTCAAAATTCAAGAACTTGGAAATGGAATGGAACTGTGTGGCAAGAAAAAATTACAGAAGAATTCCAATATTTTGATCCAACTACTAACTCAATTATAAGAATTCCGGGATCAACTCTATCAAGACCTATTACAAATTATGAATATGAATCTTCAATAAATGAAGAAAAACGAAAACTTTTTATAGTTAAACCCGAATACTTATCTGTTATTATAACTGATCTGAGAAATATAATGTCATATGATGAAGATGGCCCTAATTATATCAATGATAAATTGAAAAAAACTTATAACGAAAGAATAATGGGTATATAAAAAAAGAGGGGAGAAATCCCCTCTTTTAAACTATCAAGACTCAGCAAGTTTCTGGAAGTAACTCAGTGCGTCATCTGCATCCTCATCATCTTCTTCCTGTACTGTAGGACGAGCAATCTCAAAGGAAGGGGTGGAACGCTTCGGAGTGGATTCACCACGGCGTTCTGCTTCCCACTGTTCATCCTCTTCAACGGTCTCAGGATCTTGTCGTGCGGGAGCTTTTGCACCCAGGACATAATCCAGACGCTTCTTCAGTTCCTCATAGGACTTGAAGTTGGATGCAGCAGCGAACTCATTGAGATCATTCAGATTCTTGTAGATGCGTTCCAGTTTGTCGTCATCATCCAGAAGAGCAGAAGGCTTCTCAAACTCAGACTTATCGTAGTTCCAGTAACCTTCAACCTTACGAATCTTCAGTTTGAAGTTAGCACCAGTCCAGAAGTCAAAAGGATTGACGGCTTCTTCATCTGCAAACTGCGGTTGCATCGCTTCGGTAATCTTATCATAGATCTTCTTACCGAACTTGTAGAGGAACACACGACCCTCATTCTCGGGGTGTGCAGGATCACTCACCACATAGATGTTGGCGTAGTAGGAGAGTTTGCGTTTCTGTTTCCGAGCAATCTCCTTATCACGATCAGATCCAGAGTTCCACAGAACACGGTTGTGTTCGGACACAGGATCTTTCTGTCCCAGAGTTGTCAGAGAGTTTTCGATGTACCAACCACCAGGGCCTTGGAATGCATGACTCCAGACTTGTGCCCAAGGAAGTTCGCATCCTTCGGGTGCAGGGAGGAATCGGATGACTGCGTAACCATTTCCGGCTTTGTCTACTTCAGGTTTCCAGAAACGATCATCAGCACCACCTTCTCCACTATTCAGTTTTTCGACTTGTTTGATCAGTTTTTCAGTCAGTGAACCAGCACGGGACTGTTTCTTGAGATCAGCAAAAGACATTTGTATTCTCCGTATTGAGTGTATTTGGCCTTTGGGACGACTTTATCTTACACGGGGTAGGAATGGTTGTCAAGCCACAGGTTATTTAGATTTATTTCGGTGTTGGGCCAATGCAGCCAATCTACACCTTTCTGTTACTTCTGGCGAGTGTTTTTTCCCTTTTGGCCAACCTCCTTTGTGGGGTTGGTTTTTCTTTGTTTCACTTATTTTTCTTTTAGTTTCTTCCGATCTTTTCTCACAAAAATAAAACTTTTTGGAAGTTTGTTTTGATTTATTTGCAAAATGTGGATTTATATCTACTTTATAAAATTCATGAAGATAACATTCTGCGTTTATAGAATCTTCTATATTATCAAAAACTTCTAAAATAATTTTTTGAGTAGGTTTGAAAGTTTTGTCATGAAAACTTCCAAAATAATTTACATCTTTTTCGGGTAAACATTTGCATTGGCGTTGACCAATATATCCTCTACCATACTCTTCATAAGAGTAATAGACATAAAAGTGCATGACTGCTCTTTAGTTAACTCGCATTATTATTTATATTTAAAAGGGGGAGATTTTACTCTCCCCCACCTTACAGATTGCGAGTCAACTAAGGCAAAATTATTTATTAGTCCTTTGGCATTTCCTCTGGATTTTCAATTTGAAGTTCAAATAATAAAGGGTGACACATTTCATCAACCAAGTAATTTGACCAACGATACATATCCTCAGAGGTGTATTCGTAATTATTTTCTGCTTCTACCTGTATGTATGGATCTTCCTGCATAATTAACGGAATGTCATCAAATGTAAAAGGAATTCCATTGATGAAATACATATCTACAATCTCACCATTATGGTAACAATATGCGGAGGTGATCTTGTAGTGGTAGGACATCTTACATATCTGCGATTTTATCTAAACGAGTCAGAGTGGTTTCCATCTCTGCGAATAATTCATTAACATTTTTTCCATCAAATCCCAGGAATTTAGCAGCTTCTTCGATTCTTTCTTTCATTTCAAGTGCTTCTGGGTCATCAGATAATGAGAGACGGAAGTAAAGATTCTTCTGTTTCTCAAGAAACGTTCTCATCAGTTCCACATGTTCCTTCTTTTCTTCCCTACTCATAACAGGGGCTCTGAAGGTATCTTTAATAATTTGTTGTTGAAGTTCTTCCATTTCTTTGATGGATTCCCTTACAATCTCGGATTGAAAAAATCCACTCACAATACGATCTCCTTTAGTGTCTGTGTGTACTTTTCCTTATCAATATTTAGGAAGGACTTGTATTTTTTTATACGCAAACTGACGGATTCCCACACTGGATCCATGAGTTTTTTATCAAAGTTTTTTGTAAAATTAAGAATTATATCCATAATCACAAAGGTCTCTATGGATATAGCATTTTGTAAATATTTTTTTAGAATTTCTGGATGAGATGAACCTTTGATTTCAAACAACGAATCAAAAGTATCTTTATGAAGAAATACTTCAGCCTCTGTTTTGAAGAGATAAAAGAGGCTTTGTGATCTTTTTAACCAGTTTGCGTAATTTTTTTCACCTGACTCAATAATTTCACCGATCCAAAGTTTCGCAGGATCATCACATTCTACAAAATTAGCCAAGAAATATTGAAGGATCTCGTCATCAGACTTCTGACGAGACATACGTTCAAAAAAATAACGATCTTTTCTTTTGTTGAACGATTCTTTGGAAGCTCTAGACTTCCCACAATATTGAAAGTAATCGTAGTTTGGTTTAGTGAAATGATTCTTGAATGCCAGGTATGTTTTATATACCTCTATTGGCGTCATCAGAACATCAGTTTAGCACGACTTGTTTTCTTTAGAAAGTTAAGTTGAGTTGCCTCACATTTAATCTTTTCTTTTAGTGGTTTTGAAATCAGTTTAGAGACCGATTCAAATTCAATACCATTCTCTTCACAATATGTGACAATAGCTTCAATATAATTGATTTTTGATGTAGCTACTAGGTATTCAATGTCCTGGGCAAACTTGGACTGACAAAGAAATTTTTCTTTTATAAGTGAATTTACTTCCTCAGTTGTGTTCTGCATAGGTTTCTGTTTTGTATGTGACAAATTCTCTAATGTATTTGGTAAGAAGTTTAATATAGTAACCCTTGTTTCTTTTTTCATAGACGAAGCATTCTCCATTGTCAGCAACCATAATAGTAATCAGTTTTTGGACTGGAATACCAGTCATTTCATAATACATGCAAGCATATGCTGTTTCCTGGACAAAATAATTTTCAATCCATTCTTCAGGTTTAATTTTTTTTGAAGTCTTGAAGTCAATGACTGCGAGCTCTCCCTCGTACTCAGCGATGCAATCAACTCTACCCGCGAGTCCCAAGTAGTCACTGTAAAGTGACTTTTCTAAAGCATGTATATTATTTATACGATCTAAATAAGGTTTTGCCGCAAGAAAGAGAAACTTTGTAGTAGGCAAAGGGTTATATTTGTTAATATCTTCATTTAACAAATACTTTTCCACAATGTCATGAAACTTGGTTCCTTTTTCTGTAGCAACCTTAGTAATCTTGTTGGCTTCTTCCTCACCAACTTTCTTGCGCCAGTCAATAAATTTTTGTCTTCCGTAAAAACTAGTTACGGAAGTGATAGAAGGGTATAACTTACCAGAAGGGACCCGATAGAACCGAGTCCCCTCAACCATTTCTGCTTCTAAGTCAACTTCTTCTTTTAAATAATCTAGATGGACAAACATTACATACCTAAAGCCAATTTAGCAACAATATAGTTTTTGACAAGTCCAGAACGAACAATATCATCAACTCCAAATTCTACCATGGAAAAATCATATTCCATTGCACGAATTATTTTCATAAAATCTAGAATCCCATTTTTTTCATGGGTTTTAACAAGATCTGATTGAGTAGCATCACCACAAAATACGATC